CTTCTTCGTCTTCATGATAACCAATAAGATCACAAATTTGCTCTAGTAATTCTAAACACTGTAGTTGAAGAGAATCTCTATCGTAAATCGTTTCTGGACAAGAAATTTCGTTTTCTCTTATAAAGTCCTTACATAAATCAAATAGTTCTGAATCTATTCTCATTAGTTTTCCTTCTTAGATTTCGCAATTGCCTGATGTACATGCGAGAGTTTGAACTCCTTCTACATTATCATCCATCTCGACAAGAGCATCCCAATCCACAGAAGTTGGAATAGTTTTATTTAGATCTTCGTAATCGGCTTCGGTAATGGTTTCATATGGAGCCTGACGATAAGTTCCACCATCATAAGGTAGGAACGAAACACCTGACATTTCGTCAAAGTGATCATAAACCCAAGCACCAACACGTGGCCATTCGTCTTCAGTTACGTTAATTGTTACTGATGGCTTATGCTCGCACCAATGACGCTGATACTTCAACCAAAGTTCTAGATGATCAATAGCAGATACATTCTCTCTTGTGATTGAAGTTTCTGGTAGTCTCATTGGGAAACTAAAGACAGTAGTAGAATGAGGTTTAGTAACGTCTGGCTCATGAGGAACGCCAGCATCAATAAGATGCTTTGTAAGGGGATCCTTGTTGTCGCTACGAACACGGCGGATATAGTGCCTATCATGACCTGGATGAATACCAGAAGGACTAAGGACCAATTGACTGACTGTTCCACTTGGCTTAACGCAAGTAATGGCGACTGATTGATTAATACCAAGTTTCTCGCTCCATTCCTTATTTGTATCAATAGCGACCTGTCGTAGACGTTCTAGGCGTGCAGGTAACTCTGGATCATTATAGTCGTTCATGATTGGGCAATCATAGATGCCAGTGAATGATACACCGAGCAATCTTTCTTCTTCTGTATTCTTCTGCCAAATCTTACGTAGATATGGGAAATAAGTCATAGTCGATTGGAAAGTTCCCAATATCGTTGCGACTCTAATCTTTCTAGCAAGAGATTTCTCACTATCAGTGCTTCGAATAACGACCTCTGTAAGATTGCAAAATTGGTAGGGTCGAAGGATAATCTCTGAGCAGGGGTTAGTTCCGAATTCAAACGATGAATCTCTGCGACCACTTCTTTTAGCAACTTTTTGGCTTGCTTCTCTGGAAAAGATTCCACGCTCGCCCGACTTAGATTCATAGATTGCAAGCCATTCAGACATAAACTGCCCGACTTCTGGCTTTTCTGTATAGACTGCTGAGTTGTTTGAAAGAGCTCTTTGAACATTTGCTTCCCACCACTGTCCTGCTTTTGCATGGCGCATGCGATCATCTGATAAGTTAGATAGGGAGATCATTGCTGAACGTCGCACTCCACCAACTACAACAACTTCACCAATTTTACACATAATGTCATGGCATTCTAACGATGTTAGTTTACGACCATGTGCATTCTTGAAAACACGAATAACGAACTTGAATAGATCGTTCAATGGATCTGGACCAGAAGAACGGCCACCAAACACCTTTAGTGGTGCACCAGCAGGACGAAGGTTTGATAAATCCCACTTTGGAACTTCACCAGCGTAAAGGAGTGAAATAAGCATACGTAATGCTTTTGCCCAACCTTCCTTGCTGTCACGTACTGTGATCATGGTATCACAGTCAAAAAGCTGTTCTGGAATTTCTGGTAGCTTATTCACATACTGACGCTCAACAGAGAAGCCAACACCAGTGCCATTCATAAGAATGCACATGGCTTCATCAAAAGCCTTTGGATCGTCAATAGGAAGATAAGAACAATTGTAGCCAGCGACGTTATCACGATCTAGAGCCTTACCAGCAGTCATCAATGCTCTCATTGATGGCATTACTTCAAGATTATAAATTGCGTCAAATACTTCTTGCTTTAGCTTTTGATCAACCGTCCATCCCTGGCCTGTTGAAACTTTTGTGAACATATAATCCACATAACGCTGGACCGTTTCATTCCAGTGTTCACGACGATTCTTCTCTGGAAGGAAACGTGCATAACGGGATTTGTGGATGTACTGCTGGTAAACTGTAAAGTCTGTCATTATTTTGCCTCTTTGTTCTCTTTAGCCTTGTATATATATCTCTTCTTTTCGTCTACTGTCCATATAGGAGCGGCATATGGATTATGTTGATCAAAAAGTTCTAAGTATTCTTCTTCAGTTACTACACGATGTGATAAGATGTTTTCACCAACATGTTCTTGTGCTACTTCATCAAATTCTGTTTCACCACCAGTAGTAAAATACATAACATCTTCTACAGCATAATCTGCTGGTTGGTCATCTTCAAGTTCTACAGCGTATATATGCCTGAACGTGGAGACGGTTTCAACTAATACGATTTTAGGCATCAAGAATCTCCGTGATTTTCAAATATAAAGGTAGCTCTGGATATAGATAACCAGAATATAGCTGTCTGATTTCTCTACCCATGAACCTGCTATTCACTTTGCGAACGGCTCTGGCGAATTTCTTAAAGTCATATCTATCGAACAGCATTATAAACCAAACTTCTTTCTTGACCACGGAAAATTATGATATTCGTCGTGCCAGATAAACCACCTGCCATCATCAAGCGCCTTTATAGACCTGATTGTTTCTCCATGGATATTGATCATCGTTACGATTCTATTCATGACCAGAACTTCCATGTAGCAACCGTGGCAACTACCAGTGAAAATACACCTATGCAAATTAGATAAAGAATCTTATATATGTCATGAATTGCTGTGACAATAAGCATTGCATCTTCGTGTGTCATGACCAAAATCTCCACCACCATGATTTAGGTTCTTCTTCCGACTTATTCACAGGAACACCATGAAACCAAGGCTCTGGAAACCAATATTCTTTCAATGACGGGAAGTGTTTTAGAATCTCTTCCTGTGCAGCAAGAGCAACCTGACGGTGTTCTTTCTGTGTGCCTTCTTCGGCTCTAACGTCAATGTAATGAATCCAAGAACGAAGCGTCCCTGACATATATAGACGGGTTGTGGTTAGACCTTCTGGTAGAATTGCTCTTGCTTGTTCCTTTGCTATGCCAAGTTCAATAGCCTTTTTATAAGAATATTCTGCCTGACTTTTTACTAGGTGTTGATGAACATCCCATTCTTCTTCCAAATCTTTATCATCAACCTCAATACTATTCTGACGGTTCTTGGCGTCCTGTAGTCTTGCTTCTCTCGTTACAAACTGCATGTCCTTAGTGGGATCGGCATAACGCTGGCTAAATTCCTGAAACGAAAAAGAACGATGGCGAATGATCTGGTGAGAGATATCACGAGTTGTATTGATTTCCATTGTGATAGAAACCATCTCAAACGGAGACCAGTGCTTATGTTCGATTAGATACTTGAGGAGTTTTTCTGATGTTAGTGTGTTATGCTGATTGGATGGATTAGATACTCGGGCGGTGTATGCGATAAATTCGTTGGGTGTCATCTTATCACAACGAATTTGCCCAACATCGTTTTTGTTTTCAATAAGCGGTTGTGTTACTGCAATAATCTTAGCGTCGTTCATCGTGCTTCTTCCAGTTTTTTCTTCATATCAAGAAATTCAATCACTCTCTCATACTTGAGTTTTTCAGCAGTATCTTTAGGAAGAAGATTATATATGGGCGATTCCACAATCTGCTTTACAAGTTCTTCTCTTGACATATTAATAACGTCACCAAAGAAACGGTTAGCAACGTCTTTGCTAACATAGTTGAGGTCCATTCCTCTCCAAGTCATAGTCATTTGTTATCTTCCTCTATCAGTTTCTTACAACGCTTCTTCCAATCGTCACGTTGCCATTGTGCTTTGTCGTGCGACAGTTCATGATAATCATTAGCGATGAACTGAACCAGCTTCTCATACTTTTCAAGTCGATGCAATTCATTTCTAACTACATATGCTATATCAATCTTGTTCATATTTTAATCTCCAATGTAGCTTCTTTTACGCAATAACCACGATCGATCCAATATGTCTGTTTCCTATCCCATTCATAATCATTAGGATGAATATTCATAAATCGAATCCATGCTTCTGTTGCAGTCTTACCAAAAGAATGTTCACGAGGAATCCACGGAAACTTGTCATCGCTCTTGGCCCAAACGCTGCTGGGCATGCAGATGACATATCCTTTAACCTTGATCATCTTTTAAATATCCATCTCTTGGTCGGCGTTTTATCTTGCGCCATTTTTTACAGTTAGGAAACTTCAAAAGAATCATAAGACTATCCCAATGAATCGCTTTTAGATATTTGCGATGCTTTTTGACATAATCTTTATATTCTTTTGATCCTTTCATTCCGAAATTACCTCATAAGTCTTTTCAAAGATAGCAGGAGCGCATGGATAAAACTCTCCGGCAACTCCCTTAATAATATAATCATTAAGACGAGCAGTCATCATACCCTCTAGAGTCATGATCTGAATAAATGGTTCTGTGTTTTCTCCACGAGAGATTAACAAACCATTACACCAATCAGAGATTTCTTTTGCTTTCTTCTCAGTAAAAAGAAATGCTTCCACTTCAACTGGCTTCTTACGAACGATCATTTACTTGCCTCTTCAATTTTACGCAAAACTTCTTTAGCAGATTCTTCTACAATCCACCGTGTGCCATTTCCTGGACCACCAAAAACGATAGTCGATAATGAACCATACTGTTCGCTGGATTCTTCGAAAACGCTGGTAATCCAATCAATGTTAATATAAATCGGATCGCCCCTATACTTACCAGTATTAGAAAGTTTAACAAACTTCATACCTTACTCCATTTCTGTAATGCCAGTTTCGCTGACAAATCTCTATATGTATTCGTTTTAATAATATGTTCGATAAACTCCGGAGATAATCCTGCTAGGACCATATCATTAACGTCTTTGTGTTCCATTGTTTCCGGCCAAATACAGACATTATAACCATTCATGATAGCTTTGTCAAGTTTCTTTTTAGTCTCTACAGACCGAGGCTCGTTGTCATATACGATCGTAAGTCCTGATTTGTCAAAATCTCTAATTGCGCTAACCAGATCACCTCCAGCAGTAGCAATACTATTAGGAACGAACATACTATCAATCGGACCTTCAAGGACTGGTATAATACGGTTACGATCCACAGTGTCCAAGCCATAAAGTTTAGGTACTGACTCATTAAGTATAATTGTAATATATTTAATTCCATTAGACGATTTGAGGGATCTACCTTGGAAGGCATGCACGCTCTTATCAGAATCCAGAAAAGGGATAAGCAACCTTGTCTCATCCCGAGCCAAAGACTCAACTGGAAACTTGTTGGGAACCAAATTATTAACATAATGCTTAAAATTAGGACATGCGAATAACTTGGCATGGTAAACATTAGGGATCTTTCTCTCAACTACGAATTTCTTAATAGGATGATCAGGAGAAAGTTGGCTAACCTTCTTAAGACCTTTCAATGGACCAGATGTCATAAACACTGGCTTACGCATCTTCTCAACGAACTTTTCGTATTCATCTTGTTCTGGAGGCTTTTTATCCTGCAGCCTCTCCAGCTGATATTCATTATATAGGTTGACGTCTAGCATCTTAATGAAGTTTGGAATACCCATCGTCGCATTACAATTATGACAATGGAACATCATCTTACCGTCTTTCTGGTAGATGTATCCTCGTGCTTTATTTTGATGTGATTCTGAATCTCCGCAGATAGGGCAACGGAAATTGTAAAGGTTCGAACTTTTACGTTTGAATTTCTCTAGACGTGTAGAAACAATACCAATATACTTGTGAACAAGCCAATCCATAACAACTCCATAATATAACCTCAAATATGATTATACTGGGTTTTTCAAAAAAGACAAATTAATTTTTTAGGAGAAGTTTGGCTACATCGCCCCAGTTTGCGATAATGAATGCAGCAAGAGCAAATCCACCACCATACACCCACATCATCTTCTCAAGAGCATCTATCTTTTTCGAAACGCTTTCAAAAGATTCATCCATTTTTCTAGTGAATTCATTTTTTTCTTTTTCAATAGTTTCGTAAATAGCTTCTTCTTTAGCTTCTACTTCATCTCTTCTTTTTTCAAGAATGATCTCGATGCTATCGGTCATTTTCTCTTGTTGAGTTATACGTAGTTCGTGCACTGCAACCATCTTGTTGAGGTCTGCAGAGATCTCAGTAAGTTTAGTTATAGCATCTTCGATTTTAGCTTGTCTGAATTCTAGGTCTGCCATTATTGAGTTCTCTTGAATTTAGTGTTTAACTTTTTCAGAGTAGAATTACTACCAATAATGTCGGATAGTTTTTTCATATCATGAACACGTTGAGTAAGGAATGTGTTCTGAGTGTTTTTCTTTTTTCCCAATAAAGGTTCAAAAGTTGCAATGCCGCCTTTACTGTCAGAGGCGGAACTAGAAGCGCCCATCAAATTGTTTGGAACGTTTGATGCGACTTCTTCTGGAATAGGAGAATCTTTAAAAACTTCTGGATTTTCTGTATTGAATTTTCTCATTAGTCTGCCAGCAAGAGCATTAGCTTGATCTTCTCTCATTTTCTCGCCCTTTGCTCCTCTGTGATTCTGACTATAATGTGTTAATTCGTGTGCAATAGTTCTCATAATATCCCCTGGATGTCTACCAGTAACTCTCACCCAGATTGCATCGCCTTTAGAATGACCAAAGGCTGAATATTTGTCCTCTTCTTTACCAACCAAATGTATTTTTGGTAACGAAGGTAACTGTAACTCTTTCGCAGCAAATTTAATAAATTTGTTAATGTTTTCCATTAAACTTTCCTTAACCTTGCTACGATTTCTTCGTCCATTTCTATCAAGTCTGTGTCAACAACGGTTTCACCACCAACATTAAAAATTCTATCAGGCAATATATTCAATAATATAAGAAATGGTTTTATGTATTTCATTTGAGGCTTTAACTTGAAATAAAGTATTTTACAACAAGCATCAGCTCCAAAACAATTATTCAGAACAATAATATGGTTGAGTATAAGTCGCTCTTTCAGTTCCCCATACTCAACATATCTAGTAATAAGTTTTTTAATATATTTAATTCTGTTAAGATCTTCTAAAAAATCTTCAGTCGATACATACTTTGCATTATCATAATGATGAGCGCAAAATAACAAAAAGTTTTTATCATTCAAAATATCATTCATTACGACCAAGTGCTAAGTTGTGCTCGTTTCCATGTGTTATTGGCCACACAGACATAGATGTAAGAAGAATCGTAACGAATCGTTCCAGGCAAACCAGAAGCGTCTGCAGTGCCTGGAACAGTATTTGATATGATTAGATTAGCAGCAAAAATGCTCACATTAACAGTTCTTACTGATGGAGTCCCTGAAGGGTCTCGGAGGACTAAGACCCTATCAGTTGACGTCACATTAGCAGCTGTTGGTAATTCAGAAACTTTTTTGCTGTTATCTGTCATCTATCACCTATTAAGCTGTAGCAGTAAACTTGGCTGCTGTAGAATTGACGCTTGCAGCGCCTGTAGCAGAAACGACAGCCTTGACCCAAACGTTGGCACCAAGAGTTGCTACGTTTGCGCTTAGAGTTGCAGTTGTCTGGTTTGAGAAGCCAGATACAGCGGCTGTAGTGTTGAATGTTACGTTGTCTGTTGAATAGTACCAAAGGTAGCTTAATGAGGCTCCTGATGGTGTTGAAGCAGCAGCAACAGTAAATGTTCTTGTTATATTACCAGAAATACTGCCACTATTGGCTAATGGATTGGTTGTAATTGTTAAAGTATAATCTGGGAATGGCGTATCATCAGAAGCATCACCAGTGATACCACCAGCAACTAGAACTTCTGTCATTACACGGCCAGCACGTCCTCCCTGACCAACAGTTCTTAGAACCCAGCCAGTGTGAGCAACCTTGCCACCACCAGCTGCGATTTCGTTTGAGTCAACTGCATACTGTCCGACAGTTACGCCGTCGAAATAAGCATTAGCTGTTGTATTACCGAATAGAAGATCTCTATTGGCTGTGTTTGGTGCCTGCTTCATCTGCGCTGGTGCGTAGATAGTTGAATTAGAAGCAGCGTCGTTTTTACCCCATAATGGCATTTGATATTCCTCCTAAAAGAATTCTATTTCTCTATTTATTTTTTTCGAGAGCCAACATATCATTAAGATATTCTGACTTTTTATTAATCATTTTATGAAGCTCTCCGTCTTTAATATGATGATACTTTTCTGGGGCTTCTTCAATAACAGGTTTTGGTTTTTCTTCTACAACTGAATGTTGTCTAAGTTTTTCAAAAATACTAACATGTTTTGGTGGTTCCGGAGGGGCTGCTGGTTTAGCAACCTCTCCTAGAACGATATTCTTAGCAATAACGGCCATTAAACCTTTAGTCCTTCTGCACTGTCATGCATTTTATTAACAGCAGCTTGACGATCAGCTGGCTTTAGACCATTAAGGTGAGAAGTAATTCTTCTACCCATACCTGGTGTAATCTTTGAAGTTGTACCATCATTGTGATGGAAGTCAACAACATTACCAGCAGCAGCACGTCCTGCCTCTACCTGAATATGCTTACGTGGATCACGTTCAGTTGTTTCAGGTTCTGGGTTCTTCTTTGGACGACCTTCTTCAAGAGTTTCCTCTTTCATTCCAACTGCTGCTCTTTGACTTGCAGCGTTTTTTGTAGTTCTGGCTTTATATTCTTCGTCCGATTCACCAGCTTTCATATTAGGCTTATATTTGGCCATACTAGCCGCAAGAGCTTTTCTTTTTTCTGAATCTAATCCACCACCGGATGATAAGCTCATTGGTCTTGGATGAGACATTCTTGAACTGCTCCAAGTTCCTTCTTTTAGTTTTCTTTTTCCACTTTCAGCTGTCGCAGTAAGATCATTCTGTGAAAGTTTTTCAGAAGTAGGTTTGGCCTCTGTAGTTTCTGGATCTACTGGTGCTACAGAGGCTTCAAGAAAAAAAGAGTTAATATGGTCGATTTCTGCCTGAGAGAAAGTTACTTCAGTTTCTTCTTTAGTAACACCTTGCTTCATAAGTTTGCGACCGTGTTTAAGCATGCTGACAGGAGCGTTGTAATTATTATTACGACCTTCTGGATTATCATGCCCCAATTTCATAGCAACAGCATCACGTTTACGACGATTTACATCGTCCTTCTTTGGACGGTCACGCATTTCGTCAATCTCGACTTCTTCCTTAACGCCTGTTTTATCAAGAGCGTTCTTTGCCTTTGAAAGAACATCACCAGCAGCGTTACCTGGCTTTGGTAGTTCTGAATAAGGAACCTTTGGTGTTGATGGATCAACGTAGCCTTTTTTATCTTTTGTGACTGAAGAAGAACCAGTTACAACTGGATCAATATTAGCTTCATCAACCTTCTTCTTACCAGCACGTAGAGCAGCAAGATCCTTAGCATCAATCTTGTCGTCATCAACAACGTCTAGCTTTTCATCCTGCTTCTTTGATAGCTTTTTAGCTTCAACGAACATGTTTTCTGGATTCTTAGCCTGTAGGTCTAAGAATGCTGCAATTAGTGGGTTTGTATCTTCTGACATTTTCTTTTTCTTTCCTGATTCTGTTTCTGGTGATTTTGTAGTAGTTGGCAGATTTAGTGAACCGCCAGCAGCAATCTTATTAACGTCAGTCAAACCTTTGTTCATTGACTGGATAGCGCCAACTGATGTGCCATGAGTCTTTGCGATATCGGAAAGCGTATCACCTGATTTAATAGTATAGTCGCCCTTTGATACATTTGGTGACTTAGTAAAATAACCACCCTTAGTTGTTGTAGCAGAAGTATCAGCTGTTTTTGGTGCAGCAGAAGGAGCAACTTTAGCTGGCTCAGAAGGAGCCTTAATAGTTGGAACTTCTTTTGCAGTTGATGGCGCTGCCTTTGGGGCAGCAGTAGCAGTAGATGTAGAAGTTGCTACCTTTGGAGCAGCTGATGGTGCAGGAGTTGGGGCAGCAACCTTTGGAGTTGTTTCTGCCTTTGGTGCTGCTGAAGGTGCAGGAGTTGGTGTTTCTGGTTCTGCTTTTGGTCTTACGCCAATTGCTTCGCCAGCTTTTCTCATAAGATTAGCAGCTGTCTGTGCGCCTGGTAATTCGCCAATAGCTTTACCAATATTACGTCCAGTTTCTGTACCAGTAGCAAGACCACCAAGAATATTACTTGCCTGAGCGCCACCAATAGCTGCAGCGCCGATAGGTCCAAGATATTTTGTAACATTTCTTACTTTATCGCCAGCACTAGCAGCACCACCAGAACCTGGAATGCTATGAGCACGGAATCCATGTTCAGTTGGTAGCTTACCTGCAAAACCTGTTTTTGGAGCACTAGCTGCTGAAGGAGCGACAGAAGTGCTGCCAGTTGTAGTTAATCCTTTTGATCCACTTGGAGCGCTTGGAGTTGATGAAGAACTAGCAACAGGAGTTCTACCGCCTGTTGGAACTAATGCTCTACTTGGAGTCTTTCCAGGTGCACTAGCGGTAACTCTCTGTGGCTGAACAAATCTACCAGTAGCAGTTCCACTACGTTTTACAGTTCCAGCCATTCTTTGACCACTGATTGCTGGTGGATCAAAAGATGGTGGTGGTGCAGCAGCCATGGCTTCATCAATTTGCAATGCTTCGCCCCAAACCTTTTTGGCTTCTTCTACTCTTTTTAACTCTGCGTTTTTCTGAACTTCAGCAAGAGCTTCCTGGATTGTTTTCTTATCTTCAGACATCTTTTGGTTCCTTTAAAAAAGTTTTAATATATTTATTGATCTTTGACATCTAGAGTATTTTTCTTAGGATCTGGATTGATAACAACAAGATCGCCCTTACCGTAGTCGAAAACTTTTGTAGGCTTATCCAAAATCTCTTTTTTCTCTTTGATGGCTTCTTTAACAATTCCAGCAAGTTTCTTGCTTTCGTCAATAATCTTAATTTTATATTGTGCCTGTCTTGAAAGTTTTTCTGATGTTCCCTTTACATCATCGTTTGGTCTACCAACATAAGAAGTTTCTTTACGTTCACCACCGATTGGCATATCGTAAATTTTCTTTCTTACATCAGTACCAGAACTTTCGTGCACTCTATGTGGTTTTGTTCCATGAATTTTCCATGGAGCTTGAATGTGCGGTTTACCAACATATTGAGTTGCATCAGCCATACCACCAAGTCCAAGAGAAATATCTCTTTTTCTTGAAGGCTTCTCACCTTTTTTGTCTTGTGGTGGTGGAGGAGGTGGAGCAGATGGAGCTTTTGCTGGCTGCTCTTTTGATTTTGTTTTAACTTCTTCGGCTGGCTTAGTTGCAGTTGCTGTTTTAGTTAAAGTTGCAGTATCAACTTTAGGAGCTTCAGGAGCCTTTACTGGTGCTTTGGCTGGAATTTCTGCTGGAAGTTCTGGAGTTTTCACTGGAGCTTTAGCTGGAACTTGTGTTGGTAGTTCTGGAACTTTAGCTGGCGTGGTCTCTGGAACCTTTGCAGGCACAGTAGATGGTTTAGCAGGAACAACTGCTGGTGGTTTTGCTTCTGGCGCAACCTTTGTTGGTGTAGGTGCAGGTAATTCTGGAGTTTTTGGAGGAGCCTTTAAGCCTTGAGCAGCTTGTCTGGCAAATTCATTTTCTGCACCAAGAGTTGTTGGTTCTAACACTCTCTTAGCAACAGTTAAAGCTCTTCCTGCAGGAACTAAATTCAAAAGAGTATCAATACCAAACCCTTTGGTTTTTACTAATTCTTGTAATCCTGATTCTTCACTAACTCTATTGATACCGCCTTTTTCTTTAGCAATATTTCTTAGGCGTGAAGCATTCTCTGGAGCCTGTGAATGAGTTTCATCGCCCTTTGGAGGCTGAATATGTGGAGTTGCTGTTCTGATTGATTTAAATTCTGTTCCCTGATACTTGTCAGTACCAAGAGTTCCGATAGCTTCGTCCATCTTATCTTCAGAGCCAGGAAGTTTATCTCCATCTTCCTTGCTTATTTTCTTTTTCTTCTCGTCTTCGCAACCGCAATGTTCATCAACTGGCTTGCTATCCTTAGCAGCGTATGAAGACTCTTTGCTCATGACGTTTCTGATTGAACCTTCGAGAGTTTTCTTTTCAGACTTTTCAGCCTTACCTTCTTGAATCTCTCTGATAAGATGTTCTAAACTTTTCATTTGTTATGCCTTTATGAAAGAACGTAGCATCCAACCATGCTTCTGGTGAGCCTGGATGCGGTCTTGTAACATGTTTGATACACCATAATGCTTATGCTTTTCGCAAAGTTCGTAAGCAGAGGTAAGAGAAGCAATAACTCTTTCATTATCAGAAGATAGTTTGCTCATCATAACTAGACCATCAGGAATATTAGTTGCTTCATCGATAGTTGTTAACTCGAGATATCTTTTCATAGAACCTGGAGCAAATGCATCTAAGGTTCTAATACCTTCTGCTATTACATCAATAGCGCCAGACAATTCTCCATACAATTCACCAAAGAACTTATGATATTCTGAGAAATGAGGACCAGTTACATTCCAATGATAGCCTTGAACCTTGACGCTGAAAACGTAAGTGTCTGCTAATGCAACTTTAATTGCGTCGTATGGTTCTATTTTACCAATCATGATTATTCCTCGGTCTCTTCGCAGTTCCATGCACGTCTCGACCAGTAATTTGCTGATGACTTATCAGTTAAATTACCCTGTCCTGATGAACGAGCGCAATATGACTTTTTACGATCTGGAATATGTTTCTTGATGGATAGTTTCTTATCTCCGAAGTTTACCTTCTTGGCTTTGCCGTCGCCATCAGGGTCAACGAAAACTTTTGATTTCTTAACGTCGCCCTTCATTGGCTTGTTAAGGGGAACAGTTTTGCCCTTGTATGTTGCTTCATCGAGATTTTCACGAACAACTTTCTTAACAATCTGACCTGGAGTCTGCGACTTATAGATTGTTACTAGCTCGTCAGAACCAATAAATCTTGAACATGGCTTATTTGGATCTTTTGATCTTGCTTCTTCTTGTTCTTCCAATCCAGCCTTATCGAGTTTCTTGTAATAATCTGGACGCTCATTGACATGAGCTTTGGCGATTTTTTCGGCTGTTGTTTGATCTTTGGTGTGTTCTTTTTCGACCTTAGAACCAGATTTGATAGCTCTCTTGATAGTTTCAACTGGCTTTTCGAATTTCTTGGCAATAGTTTCGATTGGTGGGAGCGGAGCGTTCAACTGTTCTTTGACTGGAACGCAATTAGGAACGGTCTTACCGTTCTTTTTCTTCATTCCAATGGCTTCGTAGCCCTTCCAACATGCCTTTTTGAGATCTTCATCGAGTTGTGCAGCAAATCCATCAGCAATAAACGAATTAACTCGATCGAATGCGAATTGTTCTGGTGTGCCACCGAATGCTTCGGTCCAGCAACGATAACCCCTACGATATACTTCTTCAAGAATATCGGTCGAGATGCCTGAATTTTGGGATTTTTTATAGAGAGATAGCTTGGCTCTGTCAGTGAGATCTAGAGCAGACTCGCCTAGCTGAGTTCCAAAAGTAGAGTATTTTTTCATCGGAGTTTCCCTTGGGTTTTCCTAATATATGCGAGTCTGCCCATAGCCTTATCGCACTGACGTTCTATTTATAAAAGATATTATCGTATATATCAGCAGCACCAGCATCGGATGCAGCAACTAATGTTAACTCATAAGGAGAGGAAGTAAGTCCATTTCTTTCCAGCTGAAACTTAAATAGTGCTTCTTTTAGAATATCAACAGGACTTGAACCCTGATTAGAACCACTGGTCCATCCGGACGCCAAAATTCTTCCACCAGCAAAACTTGTTCCTGTAAGATTATATTCAACAGCAGAATCATCTCCTGCAGTAGTCCATGTTCCGCCTGTAGTTGTACCAGAAGCTACTACTCTCCAATTATAATTAGCATTGTTGGTTATTCCTAGTATCGATAAAGCAGTAAGAATAACAATAGCATCCAGTCTATCAGGAGAAGCCTTCAATCTAATTGAGACAACTGGATAATATGTATTAACTGTTGTTAAATCTCTAGGAGCGCCAATAGCTGTTCCAATGGCTTGTTGTAATCCTCTTAGTTCGTAACCACCTTCTGAAATAACAGAGGTGCAAATTTGTTTTAAGGTGCTTGAACCAGAAGTAGTTCCAGTATTTTTAATTTCATAACGGCATGGTAATGAAGCTGTTGTAATATAAGTTGTTGTTACCAAATTTGAATGATAGAATGTATGACAATGAATAAATTTACCATCAATAACAAACCCAAGTCTAACGCAACCAACACCAAGCCATTCAATATCCATCCACAGAATTTGAGCTTTTGTGATATCTAATGTTAACAGAGAAGCGCCAACGCCGTCTAATTTGTCAATATTCCAATTTGCCTGAGAAACTCTCGTTTCTTGTAAACCACCAGATACATAAGTTCTTTCAACAAAAGAAAGAGTTGTGCCATCTAATTCTAAATAAAAACCATTTTTGGCGCCGTAGTATCCAACACGTTGTCTTAAATTAGCTTTTGCAGTATTGAAAGCAAAAGTGTTCATAATCTGAAGGGATTTACCAGGCTGATAAGAAAATACTTTAGTTGTTTCACGAACAACTTCTGCATCTGTTGCAGTAGATACGTTTAGATTAACAAGACCTTCGTTGGTAGAAAAGGCATAAGTTCCACCGGCAGTGTTTGAAGTGGACCATAAATTGTTATCACGGTAACGATGAGAGGAATCAAAAAGAGTTAATGGGCTCGAAACTCTCGCTCTTCCAAAAGCATCAACAGCAGTTCCTGTTGGATTTGCTGGACCAACTTGATTACCAAACTGATCGGCGAGCATAACAACTTCAAATATAGTCTTACCGTCTGGTAAATATTGATGAGTGTCTTTACGAAACTGTGCCATTATTTCTTCCTTCTACCCTTTAATGGGTCACCATTCTCGTCTGTGTCCCAGTATTGTAGAGTTTTATCTCTTGAGATCATATTAGGGTTAAACGATTTAAAACCTATTCTAGCAGCCAAAGGATTATCGCTTTTCTTTATCGAAGAAGTTAATCCTCCTCTGAAGAAATTAGAATCAACATCGTTTGTTGTAACAGAACTATCGACTGCTGGATCTCCAGTTATATATCCTAGTCCTCTAACATCTACTGCAGTTGTTGTATCTTCTTTAAGTTTTTTCTTTGCTGCTGGCTTCTTTGGTTTCTCTGGAGCTTTAGCGTTACGAATATCATTCATTAGAGAAGCGGCTTGTTCGTCTGTCATACGACTTGGAGCGCCTGCACGGAAACCTTCAAAGTTTCCTAGTCTTGCGTGGTTTCTTTGGCTTGTTCCTGAAACGCCTTCAACGCCCTCAGCGTCTGGATCACGCCCACCAGCAGAGTGAACAGTAATATTATCGAAATTAAAGAATCCATGTGGTCCTTCTTGACCGTTATATCTAGATAATAGTTGTTGGAACTGTTCCACTCTGTCCTGCCCAACAACAAGGTGTAAATTCTTTACGCCCTTCTTATGTAATTCTGAAGCGTGGTGTAACAATGTTGGAGATTCTGGCGATGAAGTTGTTACATTAGCGCCAGGAAATGCTATCTGTGCATGTCTTAATTTCTGTTCAGCAGTTAATGGGTTCTTATCGCCATCAAAAGAATGAGATAGAACTATGCTATGATTTGCATCTAAATTTTTAGCGAGATCCATAACATGATTGACAACTCGCTCATGACCAATAGTTGGTGGATTGGCTCTCATGAATGTCATTACATGAGTTGTTTTATCTGCTTCTGCTAAAAAATAATTACTGAAGTTGTGCTTCTGCATTTGCTACCTGCTGTTTCTGGAATGCGCCTTTCAAGAAATTTAGGCGATTGAATTCTCTTCTGTTATTGAATTTCGAAGCATTACCCTTTTTATCAACAACAACTGTTCCCTCTGGACCAGTGTGCTCACCAGCAACGCTATGCTCGTATGGAGCATTCTTAGCCAAAACGCCAACTAGAACGTTTTTGGCATCTTGTAGATGACCATGAAGTTGTAATAGCTTTTCGAAATGCTCTCTGTTATTGCTGATGTGAGAAAGCAATTCACCATGTGCTTGTATTTTCTTTTGCTTGGAAGCGTCTGTCTTGACTTTTTCTAGATCTTTCTGATGTCTTGCAGTTAAATGATCCATATAACCCTGAACTGATGCAGTTCCGCCAGTTCTAATCATATTATTAATATGGCCTTCTAGATTAGCTCCATGTCCAGCAACAGCGTCCATTGCTTCTGGTTTCATAGAAGCATAAACTCTTTTAGCTTTATCCATATGATTAAGAAATGCCTTCTGATCTTCTGGAGAATAATTAGAAGGATTAACGTCTATTGTTGGATCAATATTATTAACGTCTGGATGATCTCTGAATTTAGCACGTGTTTTATCATCTAGTGGCTGCGCTGACATACTACCTAAACCACCACGCCCAGTATACTTTGTATGAACGACAACACCGAGTTTCTTTGCCATATTTCTGCCTTCTGGCGAATCGCTTGCAGCAGAATATGATAATGTATTTGGAGTTATAGAAGTTTTGCCGTCTTTTGTTACTGCATCACCCTCTGTATGCATTAGGTCGCCCTGATATATCCCGCCTTCACGTGGCATAATACCAGGAAGATGACGCAATGCATGTTTTAGCTTTTCAACTAATCCAGGAGCATGGCCATGATTACGTTCAATATCTTCTTCAGTATAATTAATCTTTGGCGTTTTGTTAAACGCTGATTTTGATGCTACGAAGAACTGACCAGTTTCTGGATGCTGTCCAAATACAATTGATGGTGCACCATCGTATTTCGTAGAAGCGTGCAAACTTGATCTTTTACCAAGTAACATATCGTGCATACCACGAAGATGTTCGTCGGCAGTAGCAACACCATCATGACCATTGTGAATGACATGATCTTCGACATGAGTTAAGTGTTTTAGCGCTTTTCCTTCTGGGGCAGCTGCTTGTTCTGAAAGAAAGGTTTTGAAATCTATTCTCATATGTCTTGGTGTCCCATGTATGTTGTATCTTTATGCGCTTGGTGCATATGCTCTGGAAACCCGTTTGGTGCAACTCTAGTGCTTACTGCTTTGGTTCTTTTTGTTGGAGCAGGTGCAGGGGCTGGTTCTTCACCATGGACTGATTTATCCCAAACGTGAACTCCCGCCCTGTTTACCATACTACCACCACCAGCTGGCGAAGAATCAACTACCAAACTAGCGTTATGACCTGATGGCGAAGTTATGGTAGTGTTGATAGTTCCTGGATTACTAGTAACTTTATAGTTACCAATCGAAGAATTGAATCCCTTGTCAAAATCAGACTCTGCATCTGATACTGTAGAAACTCTTTCTGGAGCTCCTTTCTTAACAGCGCCCGCTGTATTTTTAGCAGTATTCAATCTAACAACTGGCATTTGTCCTTCTTGTCTGCCAATGTTATAGAATTTTTTCATAAATTCTCTAATCATTTCATGTTTAGAAGGATCTTTTTGTTGAGCCATAATATTCTGAATGTGTTTTGACATAGAAGCGTTTGTGGCTCTTTTGGCTGTCTCTGTTCTAGAATCTCTCAGATTTGCATATATATCTTGAAACTGCTTTCTTGTTTTAGCATCAGAATACATATGACCATATTTGTCGTCTTTTGTTGGCTCGGCTTTTTCGAGATATCTAAATGCTTCTTTGTTTAATTCTAGATTACCGTCTTTGTTTTTCTTTAATCCGCCAGCCAATGTTATACCATTTTCACCAAAATGCTTATTCAAGAATGACTTATTCTTGTTAAGAATGTCTAGGTGAGCTTGTTTGGCTGCAGCTTCTGCTTTCGAGGCATCAGAACTAAATGTTCCTTTTTTACCTGTTATCTTTTGATGATACTGGTCAATAAGATCTCTAACAGTTCCCATACCAGGATTGTTTAGTTTAGACTCTTTACCAGATTTTAAACTAACGCCGAAATATTTTCCTTTGTGACCATGTTCAACAACGATGTCTGAATTATTCTTTTCGTCAGAAATGGTTTCATAACCAGGCAATCTGTTGATGTCGTTTTTATTGGCGGTAAAGTGTGCGCCTTTAATATCTTTGATGCCATTATTATGAAGATGATCTATCAAAGCTGATGCGCCGTGAAGCGCATGTAGATAGCTTTCATGATAATTTTCTGGTGAGAGTTTAGCCCCGAATTCGTCATGCAATTGTTTAGCAGACTTGTTATCAATATTCTTAAACTGAGGCATATGGTTGATGTTATACATATGCCCACCTCTAACCTTTTTGGGGTTACTGATGGCGGCCATTGCAAGCTCATGAGCTTTTTTATGTCCGAAATTTTTATTCTTCTGATATTCTTGAGCGTAATGATGAACTAGACCGCCAAGAAGAACCTCGTGTAATTTGCCTGCCTCGTTTGTAGAAAGGCCACCGAGATCTTTTCTTTCTGTCAAATATTGCGAGAATGTAAACATTATTATCCCCAGAGTTAAGTTTTAAGATATTTATCTTACGGAATGGGGAGCCTTATGTCAAGCATTTATTTAAAAGACAAAAGGGCGAGCCTTTCGACTCGCCCCGATAAATTCTAACAAAAATACGGTCGGGTGGAACCCCACCATTTACTCCCGACTATTCCGTGGCCCTTCTATTGTGGCTCGTGCCGCTGACGCTCAAGGCGTCCTACATATTTTTGCTGCTTTTATTTAGGTTTTTGGTATTCTCACTAAGCACAAAAGAGGGTGTAAAACCATCAAATCCACCGCCTAAATTCAAAAATTTCATCTTTTTCTTGGCTTCTTCTGGGGTATTATATGCCTCGATGATATATCCTGTGGTCTTTTCCTCGACGCAATAAGAACCACCAATCTCAACAACCTTGTAATTCATCGCCATGTTCAAACTCCTTCATCACCTTACGAATTTCTGTCACCAGATTATTGGCGCAGACTGCACAATCGGATTCCCAACCAAGCATATTGAGAACCTGTCTTTCGTTCGCTGCTGTCGCATATGTCAGCACCGCTCGAATATCTTCAGTCGTTACGACGTTACAAGAACATATTACCATCTATACTCCACTGCTGCTTTCAAGAGAACATAAAATATATTTGCTATGATTGCTGCTTTCACTGCAGCTACTGCGATAGGGTTATTCATAAAAAAACAACGGAACGAAATGAGCCAAAATGACTCTGAATAAACCTGCAAACAATACTGCAGGTACCAATATTCTTACCCAATTAGGAATCATTTTATTAACTCATTCGGCATAATGTCCACTATCAAATGGACTCTTGGTGTGTCGCCGTTGTTCCAAACTGAGT